CTCCTTTTATCAAGAGCCTCAGATTTCGAAAGATTTCTGAGGCTTTTTTGTTTTCCTACAGTTCTGCTTTCTTATCGCCAGCTTTTTCCCACAGCTCTTTTTACCTTTTTACCTTTTTACTCTTTTAACTTTATATTGATTTATATCAAACTTAAGTGTTACTAAGTGTTTAATTACGTAAAAATGCGCTGATAATCAGCAGATTACTTGCATAATTCATTTTTTTTTTGTATCTTTGCAAACGATAAGAATAAGGATACCAGTATCTTGTGCTTTTTGTTGTGTGAGAAGGTATCCATTAAGGTATCTAACGGGACTGAGGTGAGCAGCCTTTCTTTTTCTCACAAGTTGCCACCGCGAAATCTCTGATGTTGTATTTCAGCTTTTCAGGTTCCATAAAACAATTAATATGAAGAGAATAACAATGGTATTAGTTAGCATGTTAATGCTGACATTAGAAATTCATGCAGCGTCGGCTGCAACATCAGGAAATGTATCCTCTACCAGCGAGATGGACTGGACTCCAGTGATGAACGCTATCATTCAGGTAGAGAGTAAGGGTGATCCGAAAGCTAAGAGCGGTAACTCTGTAGGTGTGATGCAGATCACTCCAATTTTAGTAGCAGAATGTAATAATATTCTGAAGCGCAAGAAATCGAAGAAGCGCTACACTTTGGCTGATAGATATAATGTCGCTAAATCTAAAGAAATGTTTCTATTGATTCAGAGTGTCTACAATCCTCTTAATAGTATCGAGCACGCAATCCGTTCATGGAATGGCGGTAATCATTTCAGTAAGAAGCGTACTCAGAGATATTTCGAGAAGGTAATGAAACTTTTGAAAAAGTAATTCTTTTTCCATAAGGCCCGATTGTTCTGAAAAAGAGCAATCGGGCTTGCTTTTTACTCGTTTTCGCCTCTTTTATGTACGTTTTGTTGCTATTCTGTTTAATAACTGTTAAATATATGCAGATTTCTGACAAAATGTTTGGTGGGGTCGGAAAAAAGTCGTACCTTTGCACTCGCAATTCAGAAATGAGTTGATTATATCGCGGTGTGGAGCAGTTGGTAGCTCGCCAGGCTCATAACCTGGAGGTCGCATGTTCGAGTCCTGCCGCCGCAACAATGATCGGGTAAGAAGTTGGTTTCAACATTCTTATCCGATTTTCCGTTTTAGAAACGGGACTTTTTAGATTTAGCAGATGTTTAATATCATTGGCCAGTAAAACGGACAATGAAAAAAAATGAATGCAAAAGAAATCGATTTTTTGAGTTCGCGTGAAATAGTAGGATTCACGCTTCCTGTGTTGCATACCAAGGGCGGGTACTGGTATGTTGACTTTTATGCTCGTGACCCAGTTTCCGGTGTGATGAAGCGCAAGAAGTATATGCTCAACAAGTATAAGTCTGATCATAAAAAGCGTATGATGGGCAGTCTTCTTATTCACAATATTACTGCGAAATTGACAGCAGGATGGAACCCATGGGTGAATGCTGACCAGTCGCGCCAATTTACGGAAATACCAATAATTTTTAGTAGATATAGAGATTATATTAAGTCGATGACTAATAAAAAGTCGATGAAGGAAAAGACCTCTATTGACTATCTCAGCCGCCTCAAGATGCTCGAAACCTTCATAGAGGATTGTAGGAGTATCAAATATGCTTATCAGATAGACCGAGCCTTTGCCATTGACTTCCTGGATCATCTGATGTATGATCGTGATGTATCAGCTACAACCAGGAATAACTATCGTTCCTGGTTTGTCTCGTTCGGTACTTGGCTGATGGATCGAAAGTATATTTCCGAGAATCCTGCCATCGATATTCGCAATATTGCGCAAACAGAGAAGTTCCGGAATCCATTGACTCCTGGAGCTCTCAAGAAGATGAAGGATTATCTCTATACTCATGACAAGCATTTCCTTCTGGCTTGTCTCTTTGAGTATTATACTTTCATCCGTCCGAATGAGTTGACCCAGATAAAGATCGGAGATGTATCTATCAAGAATCAGACTGTCTTTATCAGTTCTGCCATCAGTAAGAACCGCAAGGACGGAATGGTTGCCCTTAATGATGAAATCCTGAAGCTGATGATAGAACTGAAGATCTTCGAGCATCCTAGCCATTGCTACATTTTCGGAAAGAGTCTGAAACCTGGTGAAAAGAGAGCGGCTTATAATCAGTTGCGAGTAGAGTGGGGCAAGATGCGTGATGCCATAGGCTTTCCTAAGGAGTATCAGTTCTACAGTTTGAAAGATACCGGCATTAGAGACTTGGCCAATGCTCAAGGTATAGTTGTTGCTAAGGAGCAGGCACGACATTCTGATATATCTGTGACTAATCGCTATATCAAGAATCAGATGAAAGTAAACGAGGAGACTAAGCACTTTAAAGGTGGGCTTTAGTCTCCTCGGAGATTACGACATCATGTAAAAGTAGCCAACGAAGATTGGCTCTATCTGGTCATCCTTGACTTCCAACTCGATTTTTTCGCATACATATTTCTTGTTATGTATGATGTAGGTGTTGGAAGGATCAGGGATGACTTCGCTTTTGAACTTAACCTGGAGACAGTTCTTGTTGTCGATCTTGAGACCGTTATCATGTAAGCAGCCTAGAGTAACAACATCATTAGTCGATTTCGTACAAATCGACAGAGAGTAAGGATACTTTTCTTTAAATGTACCTCCTCCGTTCCCACCAAACCCTCCTTCGGTACTACCACAATATTCTTTATTTATTCGGTAGTCGGTTTTGAATTTTGGCCACCTAGACTTCGCTCTAACCCAACTAAATTTGTTGTCATCTTGTACTTCTCCTGGAATAATGAAGAATATATTCATGCATTCCTGATCATCTTCGGATTTGTCGAGTGTTGACTCATCGTCTATCGCATCCTGCACGGATGTGTAGCTGTAGCCGTCATCATCAACATCGCACTCCTTTGAATCCGGCTCCTTATCATTAGGTATTGAAAGAAGGCATCGCTTCTCGTAGTAATTATCTTCGCCTATGACTGCTGTTTTGAAATTGATATCTTCTACAACTTGTGCTGCAGGAGATATGTTAATATCAACATAATCATCAGAAGAACTGTCCCTGATTAATGGTGACCAAACGCCTGCCAGCTGCCATGTTTTCGAACCGTCCTCATTCTCTACATATATGTAGTAACTACCATTACACTCAATGATAGTCTGTCTTTTTTGTTTTTCAGACCATGACTGTGTTGTCCCTTTGAACTGATTTTGCGGGTCCCAGGTACCTGTACTATGGACTATTTTAAAATTCTCGAAGACTTTTTTTGAAATAACTTCATAGTTATCTCTGTTTGCAGAATCACCCAGATTATACTCCAGATTTGCTGTAGATGACGTGGAGAAGGATCCATCTTCATCGTAATCCGTAGTGTATTCATCCAAAGGCTCGATCTCTACAGAATCTGCGGTTGTCAGTTCTGATGCATTGATAACAGAGCAGGTCTTCCTGATATCATCAAAGACGATGGTGGCATTGAACAGCTTGCGGAATTCCTCTATAAAGGTATAGCTTGACCAATGAGGTAGTGCTTTACGGAGTTCTCTGGTCTTGTAAGCTGAAGCAATATACAGGAGATTCCATGGTTTGCAGTCAAAGTCATTGCGCTTGAGCGTATATCCTTCGTACTCCACCACCTTGCGAAATATGTACATCAGGTTGGGCTGAACAGCCAAGTTCATGACAAATGGCGCATTGTAGCCGATGAACTGCTTAGTTTTATCCACTCCAACAAAATTAGCAATCATATCATTTGTTTCGTCCCGTACAGGTACGAAACACCATTTACCTTCTACTCCCAGGAACTTCGACTTATCTTCATCAAGTCTATAGATGTCTTTGATCTTTTGAAAGTTTTTAAATCCCTGAGACCAGCCCTTGTCGACAGTATAACCAGGTTTGTCAGCTGTGCCAAATGTTGCGATTTCATCGATATAATGCTTGGTCATCCTGTCATTATACTTGATGCGGGATTTTCCGCCCACAATCTGCAGTTTTATTTCAGCCTCCGTTACGCTGATGATGGTTCCTACACCCGATAGAATCAAACGACCGCTCACGTACAGTTTGCAGTCATCAAACTTCTGGGTAACCTTAGATACATCGAAGCGGCTAACATTGTGGAAAACTCTACGGTTATCCATAATCGACATCGGAAAGTTAATGTCGTATGAATATTCTCCATCGTCCGTGACGTACTGGTTGGCGTATGTTAACTTGATGGATTGGCTGGCAGCCGGATAGGCTGCCATACGATTAATAACACATGTAATCATAGGCTATTTGTTTGATTTCATTTTCTGATATTGACTCCATTTGCGGTCGAAACCATCTGGACCCGTAATGACCACGTATGATTTGATGCCCAGATTGAGCTGTTCATTGAGCCTTTCAATGGTTGAACTCACGTTATCGAGAGATGCACCCACCTGTTCGTTGTCTGCATTAACATTGACAACAGGTGCAACAACGGCAGCGCTGCCAGTTCCCATGGCACGACTTACGTCTTGGGCTGTGAGCGATGCCACGGTATTATTGCGCTGTGCTGCATCGATGAGCTGAAGGGCAGGAAGGAGCTGAGGATTATTCACAGCGTTATGATTTGCCACAAACTCGCCTGCATGGACCACGCCAGCCTCCTTCTTATAATGGCCAGGACCCGTAAAACCGCCCTCGTAATATCCGGCTGCCTCTGCCTGATGCTGCTTTTTGATGGTAGCAATCTGCATCATACCCGCAGCTGTTGCCAGACCTGCAGCAATTGGTGCCATTATCCAACCGACGCCTTTAATGGCAGCTGCAGAAGAGTATGCATTGATGGCAGCCATAGCGGTAGATGCGATTGCCTGGGCAATCTCTATCTTCATCGCTTTTTTGTTAGCTTTAGTCTTTGCCGCAGAAATCTCCTTGTCTCGTTTCGCCTCGAGTCGCTTCTTCTTGGCAGAGTTTTTGCCGGCCGCAGAAATCTGCTTGTCGTAGTTCGCCTGAATCTTGGCTACCTCCAGGTCGGAACATGCCTGAGAGTAGGCTGAAGCTGCTCCCATCATACTGCTGATACTACTGAAGGCAGCACCTGCTATGGCTGCAATCTCCTGGTAGGTTTCTTTATTCATCTGCTTCTTGGCATCCTGATACGCCTGTTCGCTGATTTTATCCTCCTCGCGAAGCTTCTGAAGATTGTCATTAACCATCTTCTGCTGCTGGATGGCAGCAATGGCGCCTCCGGCAATGGTAGCGAGATTATCAGATCCGAGCGAACCGCTACGGTCATCGCTCTGCCTTGTCATCTTCTTGGCGGTATCGAGAGCGGTGTTTGCATCTGTTCTCGCCTGGTCCTTAGCGTCCGGCTTGTATGATGCATACTTGTTAGCGATGCCCATCTTCATGCGCTGATATTCCTCTTCGCTTACGAGACCAGCCTTGTGAACCTCGTCCAGTCCTGCAAGCTCCAGCTGCATCTGCTGCTCGTTGCTCAGGGTAAGATATTCCTGCTTGAGCTGCATCAGTGCATCGTCATGCTGCTTCTGACGATCATACTGATGCTGTTGTTCGCTTCGCTCAATCTCTCGGGCTATCTGCCAGTACTCGTCAGAGGTCTTCAAATAGAGGCCCTGCTTTTCCTTGAGGAATGTCTGGTCGAGCTGGAAGAGGGCTTCATTGGTTGCACTCTCGTTATGATAGAGGTCGGAGTCCTTATTGTAATATTCGGCAGTGATGGCCTGCTCCGCCACCTGTCGGTCATATTCCAGTTCCTGAAGGTCTTGCGTCTGCTTGCGCTCATAATCGGCAGAGATCTTCTCTTTCTGGGCATTCAGACGCTTGTACTCCTCACTCTCAGCCTCTCCGTATTTGCGAAGGATGTCCATGCGCTGCTGAAGTCCCTGCTCCTTAATCTTCGCCATGCGGTCGTTGTATTCTGCCAGGCGAATCTGACCGGTAGAGTAGAGGGTAGTGGCTTCCAGCTGCTGAGCCTCGGTACTTTTCTTGGCATCATCCAGCTCTTTTTTGAGGTCTGCCTTTCGCTTGATTTCTGCTTTACGTGCAGCAGCTTCACGCTTCTTTCGCTCCTTTTCGGCTGCTTTACGCTCCTTCTCTGTTGTGTAATGACCGGTAGAGCCCGTTGTTCTGTTCGTTCCTGTGCTTTTGCCTAGGAGACTCCTCTTCTCTTTCTTTTTATACAGTTTCTGAAGGTTTGCATTCTTTCGGAGTTCTGTATTATAATAGGTCTCTTCAGCATTGAGTTGCTGTTGCAGGCTCAGGTTTTCCTTGAGTCTCCGTGTATGAATCTTCTTTTGCTTCTCATTACTCTTTAATGCATCATTTTGTTCAATGAGCTGTCCGGTAAATGCGTCTGCCACAGCTTCGCTTTCATATCGTTCAGGATGTGACTTACGTTCGGCATCAACTGCTTTAAGAGAGTGGCGTATTTTACTTTCTTTAAGTTTCAACTCCAGTTTCTTTTTGTTGATTTCAACCTTGCGCTCATATATAGCTTCTGCCATCGCCGCGTTCTCCAGCTCTTTGATATAGTTCTGGATTGCAATCTGGTTGTCATTATAGAGCTTTCCTTCCTTGGATATAGAAGCATGATACTCCGGAACCAGTTTCTGCATGGCTGCGATAGCTTGCCTGCGCTCATCTACGGTGTAGACGTTGGAATGGATAACTTTGTTAAGCATATCCACTTTGTTGCGTTCATCAAGAGTTGCATCAGATACTTTCTTGGCGAGACTTGCCTGTGCTTCCGCAACCGCCCTGTTGTTCTTTGCTTCTTGTGTGCTGTTACGCATAGCTTCATTATACGAAGTAAAGGCTTTAACAGCTCCATAAACCGCAACTCCTACCACCGTAAGAACGGTGGCGAGTGCGGCCCATGGATTAGTAAGACTGGCTAAGCGGGCTGCCCTCATTACAACGATATAGCCTTGCACGCCCTTTGTTAAATACGCCCATGTAGCCTGCAGGGCTACCATGGCAGCACGCAGAAGGGTTGTTGTAGCTATATATGCTTTGTCTATGGCAGCTGCGTATGTAGTAGCTGCTGCTTTTAGCTTGATGGCTATGGTTTCCTTATACCAAAGAGCCGTGCAGGCAGCGATGGCGGAACCTATTATTGTGAGCTGTTTGACGTGGGTGACCGTAAAAGTTATCAATGTTGATAACACATGTATGCCTATGCTCAGGGTAGAGATGGCATATCTGGTTACTGGGATGAGCTGTTCACCCAGTTCTACAGTGAGGTCTTCAAAACGTTTCTTTGCCTTATCCAGCTGGGCTTGCACAGTATTGTTCTGGACATTGAACTCATTGATGACACTTGTGCCTGAAGCGTATGACTGGGTAGCGAGATCCTGGGCAGTTCTTACCTGGTCCAGGTGTGAAGCTACTGCAGAGAGAACGCCAACGGCACGAGTACCATTCAGCTGCATCTCTTCAAACATAGGAGCCATTTCAGCAAACCCACCTCTAGACTTCATGGCAGAAAGGAATGTCATCAATCCCTCATTTGCATTGGTCTTCATCAAGTTTGAGAACTTCGTGACTTCTACACCGGCAATCTTTGCGAATTTAGCCGGTTCCTGATACATCTTGGTTATAAGCTGAGAGAACACAGTAGCAGAGGTTGCCTCTTCCTGCATATTCTGATCGAGTGCAGAAGCGAGACCCATCAGTTGCGCTTGAGTCATGCCTGCCTGGATGCCTACACCGGAAAGATCGGCGGTGAAATCGACTATATATCCGGCATTGGCTGATGAATTCTGGGCGAGTTCATTGACGGCAGAACCAGTGGCGAGCATTGCACCACGGAGTCCTTTGGTCTTATCTTCCCCGAACATCTGAGCAAGTTTGCCAATCTTGTCGACAGCTCCTTCTCCCAAGTCATCGCCTAGCGCAACGTTAATCTTGTCGGCTCCATCAACAAACTCTTCAATCATATCCTTGCTGGTGATGCCCAGGCGACCGGCAGAACCAGCCAGTTCATTGAGCTGCTCACGAGCCGTACGGGTGTCCATTCGCTTGAAGTCTTCGTTCATCCGGTGAACCTCTTCATCGGTCTGACCTGTATATTTGCGGACGTTTGCCATGGATTCCTCCATATCGGCATAGGCTTGGGCGCATTTTCGGATGGTCATAGAGAGTCCTGCGTATGCAGCGATAATCTGCGATACAGCCCCCCAGTTGGTATTGAGCACGTTTACGAAACGAGACCAAAGACTTGTTGTTTCTTTTGACTCGCTATTGATGGCATTCATCTCTCGCTTAACCTCTTTGAGCTTTTGCTGAAGCTTTTTCCATTCCTCAGAATTACGCTCGACAGCTCCTGAGCGTAGCTGCTTTTGTACTGTTTTCATTACAACAGACAATTCTTTATATGAGGCAGAAGAAAGATTGTTGAATGTTCTATTCACCTGCTCTTGGTTGGTTCGCAATGTCTTGAGTGAAGCATTTATTCGATTTATCTCTTTATCGAAAGCCTTGGTGTCATCTCCTTTTTTGAATGCATCAGTCTTTTTTTGCTTAACTTGTTCGAGCTGCTTTTCAAGCAATGCGATAGTCTGTTTTGCTTGTTTGTCATCAAGCAGAACCCGGCCTATGAATGTTTGTGTACTGTTTGCCATAAATGATATTTATTATAGTTTTCTGCAAAGATAAGAATAGCTGAAAAGCTATAAAAATACCATAAAAAAGCCATCGAATGCAACTGTATTCGATGGCTGTGTATATATTAAAGTATTACGCTGTCTTTATTTTGGGATTTTTCAAGAGCTGCATAATTTCTGAGAACTCTTGCAACTTTATTCCTTAAGTTAATTGTATTGTCAGCAAACACAAATTCTTCTTTATCTATACTATGATTTGATACCAATACTGAATATGAACTGCCGTCCTTGAAGAATAAAGACAAGTTATTGTTTGGGCTATACATATCCTCTATAGTAAGCTTTGGCTCATCTTCCATACCCTTGTGAGGATAAGAAGAAACATGCTTCCCCATCCTGTTAAGAGTATGGCCAACACCTAGAGTGATGAAAGCTGCAATAGCTGAGAATATCAATATACCTACCATAATTCTAAAGTTTGTCATTATCTTTGTTGCAAATATAATAATAAAAATCAGAATATGCAAGTTTTTTATGTTAAATCTTTGCTTTAACCTTGTTATTTAACTACATCTATGTATCTCGAGTAGTTAATCCTGGAATGAGGGTTGAAGTTGACGATTTGAACCTTATAGCCTTTTGTCCCCCAGCGCCACCACAGAAACTTGTGCTTGTAGGTGCGGCTGACGATGGTCGTGAGGCTATCGTAGGCGGTATATTGGCATTGTCTGGCAGGGATGTCGATGTGAAGCTGTAGCCATCGGTCTCTGTATGAGAAGACGGAATCGGCAGTCTCTGGGACTGGTGAGATGGGCACTGTGTCGGTCGTGGCAGATGAGACTGTATGGATGGTCTGTGCATCTTTGAGTCGAACCTTGAGGTCTTTGATGAGCTGGGCGTCGGTGAGGTGGAGTTTTTGAAGCTCGTCATATTTCACCTGCAGTGCATTGTTTTGAGCCACAGGCAGGGAGTCTTGGACTTTGTCATACTGAATGTCATAGTTGACGTTTGCCACATTTTGCGTCATGCGGTCGAGGTCTCTCTGCAGAGCCTCGTTTTTGTTAGCCGAACTGATGAAGGCAACCATGGTCGTGATGAGCATGATTGCCAGGAGTGAAATGATGGTCTTTGGAGATTTCATAATTTATGCGATGTCTTTATATTCTTGGATAGCGTTGAAGCATGGGCACATTTTGCGCCAGTTGGACCTGTCTGTGCCCCAGATGTCACGGTGGCCCATGATCTGAGCCGTTGGGAACTTTTGTTTGAGCTTGTGGAGTAGGAGCACAAGAGCGTCTTTTTGCGCTGGTGTGCGGTTATCGATAGGTTTGCCGTCGGCATCGATGCCACCGATATAGGCCACGTTGATGGCGGTGGAGTTGTAGCCCTGGACACCATTGCTGACATGCTCGATGGCGAGGAGTTGGTGGACACCACCATTGGTGTCGATGACATAATGATAACCAGGATTGGACCAGCCTTTTCGGTGGAACTCAGCCTTGAGGTCATCGATGGTCTGACGCTGTGAACCTGCTGTGCAGTGAACGAAAATGCGTTTAATCTGTCTCATTGTTTTTATGATTTAAAAATTTGTTTTTGATATTCTCGAACTTGGCATCGATGGCGATAGCCACGCCAAAGATGGAGCCAGCATACATGAGTGTCTGAGCAAAGTACCAGAGCACGTTGTCAGTGACATCTCGCATCTGTGATGTGAAATAGCTGACGTATGCCAGTACGATGCCAGAGGTGAGCACTACGATGGCTGAGCCGTATTGTATCCATTCTTTAGTATTTCTCTGCATGATATTTTTGCTTTTTATTATGCAAAGGTAATTAGATAGGTGGAAAAATAAAAATACCCGATAGCCACCTCGCTATCGGGTATTTATCAATTAGACCGCTCTCTCAAGCACCTCATGAGCCATCTCCTTGGCTTGGATGCGCCAAGCCTGGAAGGTGTCATACTCCTTTTGGTGCTCCTCATTGCCATCGCCATGGTTGCACAGGATGGCCTCGACCTGGTTTTGGCTGTATTTGGTGCGAACCAAACCTGCGGCAAAGTCATCGTAGGTTGCTGACTGGGCTGCAATCTTGGTGGAGCCGTCTGGCTCTGTGCCCTCGTAACTGAAGGCGGTGATGCCCTTGTCCGCTGCCTTGGACTTGTCGTCTGAAGAAGAACCTGGAGTGTTTGTCTCCGGGTGATAGTCTTCTATTTTTTGCTCACCGAGGTAGAGCAAGAAGTGATCATCGTCATATTTGACGAAGCTCTTGCGAGCTGGATAAATCTTTTTCATAACCGTTTATGTGAATTTATAGAACTTCTTTTTGAACTTGTTGTGAAGCTCCTTGACAACGGTTGAGAATGGTAGCTCGTCACGACAGAAGTCGTTGAGGGCTTGGTCTATCAGGATCTTGGAGCCTGTATAGAGGTAGTGGTCGGTGGTTTGCCAGACCTCTGTGGTGCCCTCGATGTGGTCGATGATGCGATAGCGCAGGGTGAGGCGCTTCTTGGGCACCTCCTTGGTGACGAGGTGGGTGCTGCCGTCTGCGGCAGTCTCCTCGACCTGCACGGTCTCCTTCTCAATGACCGAGTCATCGACCTTGTAATCTATGACTTGGATGAGGAACTTGTTCTCATCCTGACCCTCACTGCAGATGATGTCCTCAATGGACTGCTGCTGTGATTTCTCCATTCCCTCGAAAGGGACGCGCGCACGGCGTGCCTTTACGAGTTTACCAAATCTTTCCATACCGATTTTCTTATATAGATTTTTTGTGTTGGCGTGTATGCCCAGCCCTAGGCGTGATGCTGCCTTGAGCTGGATCTGACGCTCTGAGTAACCTTGCTTGCGGAGTTTTGCCACCTGTGCGCAGAGATCATGCTTGAATCTCTTGCGCAAAAGGGCGTGGTCAGCGTAGATGATCTGACCGCAGAAGTCGATGCCATCGCAAGTGCGATGGACACCCCATGACTTGTTGATAGAGAGATGCCAGTCTCTGGCGAGGTGCATGACGGAGAGCTCTGCCATGAGGCGGAGGAACACCTTATCCTCGTGGAGGATGTAGATGTTGTCCATGAAGCGATAATAATGGCGGAGCCCCTGTTGGCAGAACCGCTCGAAGCGGTCATTGAGGGATTTCACCCCCCCACTTAGCAGTCTAGCTTGCTCAGGTGTGCGGCATGTAACGAGCATGTCGCTGACGTAGCGAGCCTGCCAATAGCGGAAGCGGTCGGCATCTTGGAGGATGTCGAAGCAGCGGATGGCGAGGTAGTCGAAACGAGCGAGGAAGAGCTGCCCCAAGAGCTGGGCTAGCTTGACACCGAGCACGATGCCGGGATTGTAGCTATCCACCACCTCGTCGATGAAGGCGAGGAGCTTGCGGTCTTTGATCTTGCGGCGGTACTCTGCCTTAAGCAGGTTGTGGTCGATAGACTGAAAATAGTGGTGGATATCCATGGGCAGGCAATAGAAGGTGTCGGCTTGTGGCGAGGAGAAAATGTCTTGCTTGACAAGCTGATAGAAATAATGTGTGCCCTTGCCCTTGGTGCCAGCTGGGCTGTGACCATGGATGGTGCGGCGCAGGTCTGCCTCGACAGGTGCGAGGGCGGCATGCTGCATGACATGGTCAGCGACTGGGAGTTTGTTGACCACTCTGCGCTTGGGGAAGTCAACTGTCTTGGGAGTGTATGGCGATGTATGCCAGGACTCTGTCTGATAGGCCTCTAGCAAGTGGTCAAGGTTATGGTCAAGGTCTGACTCGAAACGCTGGACGGAGAGACGTGATAACTTCTGGCGCGCATAGTCGTAGAATGCACGCCAGAAGTTGTCGAGTGTCTCGACCTGTGGCGAGATATGGCCAAACCTTCTCATAACTCTTGCGGTGTTAAGTCTGTGTAATAATCTGTGTAAACTGTGTATCTGTGCAGATAGCCTGCACTGGAAAAATGTTGTCTGCTTTTTTAATGTTCATAACCTTCGACCGGATGACCTTATTGTCATCATCTACCAGCTAATCTTGGTGTGTGTATGTATCGCCATGGGGCGAGGACTGACCCTATTATCTCGAACAGGGTAGCAAACGATAGCCCTGTATAAGAGAGTCTCTAGTGTTTAAGTTGAGGGCGGCGCCGATGTTACCGTTGGCATTCGAGACATCATTGTTAACGTTGAGAGTCGAAGAACCGCATTGACCGCCATTGTTAGCGTTACACCCACGCAGGCAGAGACGGAAACCAGCACCAAGGGTCACACCCTGGTTAGAAAACCACTGCAAAGTTAATAAAAAAATCGGATGGAAAGAAGTCAAAGAGCGTTTTTTTGCCAATATGGGCTAAAAATTTTGGTCGCCGACCGCCAAAGGCGGTATCTGAGGGTGCGAGCTGCGCTCGCTGGGTGCTTGCGGCTACGCCGCGGTTGCCCTGTATGCTGATGCACACCTAGCAAACTTTTGGACACCCAGCAAGCTTTTGCAGACTTTAGGCAGCTGCGTAATACTCTGGCTCCACAGACCACTCGGATGCTGCTTCGCAGAGGGCGGCGCCGAGGTCACCGTTGGCACCCGAGACATCATTGTCAACGCTGAGAGCCGAAGAACCGCATAGACCGCCAAAGCTAGCGTAACACCCACGCAGGCAGAGACGGAAACCGCTCGTAGCTTTGGAAGTATTCCAGAAATAGCTAGTCCAGTATGTAGTCTCGCTGCCTCCGACGGCCGTAGCGAAATTCTCCAAATGCTCCATGGAGAGTCGGGTGATGTAGCCCTCGCCTGTGGCAGGCGATGTGCTGTAAGCCTTCATGCCCGTGGCTGAGCCGATGGTCCATGAGCCGTAGATGGATGGTGCGACGAGGTGTGTGGCGGTGGTATCGGAGTTGATGCGGACCTGCTCGTCATCCATCATGCGCCAGAGGTAGCCGCCCTGTGCGTGCTTGAGACCGAAGAAGCTGGAGACCTTGGCTGTGTAGACCGTGGTGCCAGCGTCATTTTTGACTGCGTAGGTAGTCTCGCCCACGCTGTCGCCCAGCTCGATGCCTGCGGACATGGGGAGGAATGGGCGGTAGGAGTTGTAAGTGCCCCAGGTATCCCAGTTGAAGTTTGAGGTGCCTGCACCGAGACCGCCCTGGTAGAGACCGTTGGAGTCTTTGGCGGTGTTGACGGCATCTTGGTCGTAGTGTGTGCCCATGATGACCCCGATGAGTGCGGCGATGATGGTGGTGTGTCGCATGGTGGTGCAGAGCCACCCCTTGCCATTCTTGCGTGCGGCGGCACGGAAGTATTCTGTGGTCTGCGAGCTTGCCGGCTTGCCGCAGAGGGTGCGGTTGGTGCCGTCAAGGGAGGCATCGTTGTTGCCTCCTCGGTAGTCAGAGCCTGTGTTGATGAAGCTGACGAGTCTGCCTGTGCTGCGCTCGATGGTGGCGAAGCCTGAGGCGGAGATGGAGCCGATAGGGATCTTGTAGTTGTACTCGCCAGGGATAGGCTTGAGACCGATCATCTCGTAATGGAGGCCACCGACATCCTTGGTGACGAAGTAGAACTCTCTGCCCCATCCCCACTGGTAGTGGCCCTGTGAACCGTCTAGCTTGGCGGCTTCGCCCGTGGCATACTTGTAATGGTCTGTGGCATCGAGCTTGCGGCGGCAGTGGTCATTCTTGACGAGGTAAGCGCCGAGACCTAGGGTGAGCGGCAGCTCACGGAGGACATCGAGGTCGCCGACCACCATGGCCGCCTTGGGGGTGGCGTTGGCTGTATTCCACACTCTGCCGCACCATGTGTGGCTGCCCAGGCTGAGGTCAGCCTTGAGGGCGGACAACGGTATCTTGGTGACGTTGCCTTTTTGGTCAGTCATGAGGAATGACTGGTTGCTGTTGACGGTGTTAACGTCATGAGCCTTGTCGAAAGTTTTTTTGTCTATCATAATGAATTAATCTTAAGATTGCACGATATTGTTATATATCCATGTGGTTTTGCCACTTGTCAAGTTTGAGCCGATCATCTCGCACCACCCGGAGACTTCTATCTGACGATATGAGGTTGAGATGTATATGTTAGAAGCTGGCTTCAACACATCATTGCTGCCTTGGCATGAGACCTTGGCTGGCAGTGAACTTCTTGTTATCACTGGATTATAGAAGACCACTCTCATGCACTCGTTGTCATTGAGGTGTGGCAAGATGAAAGGACCGTATCCCAGGTTGAAAGCCTTGGCCATGACGGCTGCGCCCATATTGCCGCCCTCGTTGGCTAGATAACGAAGTGTGCTCAGGTTGAGGTCACCTGTGACAACTGCATTGGTGAACTCGCCATGGTCGCACACTATATTGTTGAATGTGCCCTTGTTGGCCAACACCTCACCATCCTTGGCTCGGAAGACGATGTTGCCATCGGCATCCTTCATCTCAATGGTCTCGACCCCGAGGTTTTTGACGAGCTGGTAGCGTGACATGATTATTTTGGCGACAATCAGCTCGATGGGGCTGCCGACTCGCCAGTAGCCGTTGTTGATGTCATCTGCGCTGCCGGGGTAGTTGTCGGCTGTCTTGACGTGGCTCTTGACGCAGGAGTAGGTGTTGTCGTTGTAGATGACGGTATCCTTCCACTCCTTGCCAGTCTCTCCAGCCTCGAAGCAATAGCCCACGCCGCAGTCTGACCAGAGCTGCGGACCACGGAGGACGGCACCACGCTCACCCTGCTGCCCCTGACTGCCTGTCGTGCAGACTGGAGAGGTATATGTCTCCTTGCCATTGGTATACGTGATGTGTGTGCGTGTCCAGATGTAGTGACCATCTTGCCACTGTGGTGGAGTGGTCTGCCACCCTGTTGTTGGAGGAGTATCGCAGCTGGTGGAGTCGGCATACTCCATCTCGGTGCTGGCTATGCCAACACCGAGCTTGAGGAAATGTATGAGTAATGTCTTGACTGCCATGATCACTTGACTGACTCTATGGTTAATGATATGTCTGTGCCTCCGCCATGGAGACAGTCGTCTCTGGTGACGGTGAAGGATGAGAGCTGCACGGTCGGCTTGCGTGCGGCATCGGTGTTGAGCACCACGCCTGCCGGCGACTTGAGTGTGAAGTAGAACTTGGTGTCTATGGTCTGCGACTTGCCTCGGACCACGAGCTTTGGGGTGAATGTGACGGAGCCGTTGCCGCTGGTGTCCTCCTCGATGGTGATGTCTAGCGGACTCGGACATGGCTCTATGTCGTATGGGTCGGAGGCATCCATGACGGTGACGAAGTCGTAGCCGATGAGCTTGTCTGCCGCCATGGACTTGTCGCTGTAGACCTCGCCCTTGTAGTCACGTGTGCAGGTGACATCAGCGGCCTTGACGGTGAGCTTGGCTGTGGTGGCATCGCTGATGAGCTGCCAGCCTGTGTCTGAGCTGACCGCCTTGTACCACTTGTAATAGAGAGTGGAGGTAATCTCGTCATTGCCCTGCAGAGCCTTGGCAACGAGGACGCAGCTGTCATCTGGGCTGCTGAGGGTGAAGCTCTTGGCATCGCCCGCGGCTATGGTGACACGGTATGCCGTGCCCGTGTATGGACCGACTGGGATGGTGTAGTCTGCCTGGATGTCGTCTGTGACCTCTGCGCTCTGCGCCTTGGCTGAGATCTTGCCCACCATCTTGATGACGATGGGGGCATAGCCAGAGGCTTGGACGAGGTTGCCGACGATGCGGAGACCATAGTAGAGCTGTGAGGCTGACGGCACGACTCTCTCGAAGAGGCCTGTGAAGAGTCCGCTGGACTTGCCTGCGGAGTCGAAGGTGATCTCAACGCCGTTGAAGTAGTAGCGCATGCTGACTGGCGTGGAGACCCCCTCAGCCACTCGGGATGATGTGCAGACGAAGTTGAGTAGCGGCTTGGTCTGTGAGAAGTCTGGCATGACGGTGACCTTGTCTCCGTTGCGCTGATACTCCTGGTATAGGTCGCCGCTTGGTGACTGTATCATGGCCATGTATGTGCCGACACGGCTGATGAACTTGATGCTGACGCTCTTGCTGGCTCCACTCATGACTCACCCTCCTCTGACTTATTGGTTGAACTGATGACGAATCTCTGATCAGTGGCCACTGGCAGCTGCTGGCATGAAGTGCCCTCCTGCTCCTGTCGCGCCTCTTGGCCTGTGAGGGCGATGGCTCCGATCTGTGAGCAGATGGCTGCCAGGTTGAAGAGTGGACCGAAGACCATGAGGTCTTGGAGCCAGAGGAGGAAGTTGCCATCCTGAAGCTCTGTGCGGTCGCCCTGTAGGTGGAGGTGCTCCACCACGAGGCGGTTGGCTTTGATGTATCTTTCCATATCTTTTTAATGTTGAATGTTGAATGTTGAGTGTTGAATTATTTAGTGCCAGACGAATGGGGTGCCGTCGGCATCTGTGAAGACCTTGCCGTCGGCATCGGCTGCCAGGGCGAGCGGGTCTAGTATCTTGACATCGAGCGCCATGACTGCGCCTCGGCTTGGGTCGACGAGGTCGGTCTTGATGGTGGGCTGCATGCCGTGACCCTTGAGACGATAGTCTATCTTGGTGGCGGAGAGGTTGGCCCCCATGTACCAGAGTGGCAAGAGATTGCGCTCGGCATCGGGTATCTTGCCGGCATTGTCGTAGATGTATGCCTCTGGCTGTATGGAGGTGGTGCCTGGCGGCAGGTTGTCAGTCACGCCCATGTAGTCATAGTCGAATGACGGTATGCGTCGGGCGAAGGTGATGACCTTGGTAGGGCTGGCATCGGTGAGTGCCACGGCCGATGGGTTGCCTGTGGCACTGTATCGGGCACGGCAGCGGAGGCTGCACCTCTCGCCCATGAGCGACTGGTCTATGGTGATGGAGTCGCCATCGGCTGAGACGCTGACCTCTAGGTCGTCATCTGTGATGTCTGTGTAGTAGCCTGTGTTGCGCAGCATCTGCCAGGCGAACTTGCGCTTGGCCTTGTCGCACTCCTCTGTGCCCAGCCTGAGGGAGGCTGTGACGGTGGCTAGGCTCTCGTCTCTCAGGGGGTTGTAAAAGCGGTCACCGCATGAGAGCAAGAGGACTGGCTTGTATAGGGTGGCATTGCGGCAGGTGAACGGGAAGTCTTGGGTGATATTGCGTACCTCGCCTGTGCGTATGTCGAGGAACTTGGCCTTGAAGCGCAAGGTGATGGGCTTTTGTGGCTGTGCATTCTGATACCAGAGGATCTTGCCTGTGTCATCGCCCGAGAAGGTGATGATCTGCTGGTTGGTGGCGTTGACGAGGGTAGTCTGCTCGACACCATCGACGACACGGCACCAGGAGACATCTGTGAGCTGGCTGTTGACGCAGCCGCTCTGCAATATGCCGTCTCTGTCTATGATGCCCACGGTAGGCTTGATGACGGCAGGTGTGAGGGAATAGTCTGGTGCGTATTCGCCACTGTCGGCATCATAGGTCTGCTCGTTGGGCACGCTGCCCTCTAGCGTCATAGAGACGCTGAGTTGGAGCGGTGTGAACTTGAAGTCTAATCTGCGAGTCTTCATATTTATGAGTGTTGAATGTTGAATGTTGAGTGTTGAATTTAGACGGCGTACTCGAATGAGGCGGCGTCTTGAGCCACCTCATCGCCCATGCCGTCACGCAGGGTGACGGTGGCTGTGAAGCGGATGACCTTGGGGATGCCGTCGCTGTCGACTGAGAGGTCGTCTTGGGTGAGGACGATGGCCTTGCCTGCTCCGCCTCGGTTGAGTGACCAGATGTTGTCGGAGGAGACGCGCTGCTCGCCCCTGGAATTCTCAGTGTAACGTGTCCAGGCGACATCGTTGTCGAGTATGTCGGCGGTGATGTCTTGACCGTAGAGATATGCCACGATGGTGAGGGGCGCACGGAAGTTGTCGTAATCATAGACGGTCTCAGCCTCGATGAAGTCGATGGTGAAGTTGGGGTTGCCCTCGATCATCGCCCAGTCGGTGTTGTTCCACCGTGGGGCGGTGTGTGTGCCTGTCTTCTGGCATCTCCACTTGCAGCCGGTGTACCAGACATCGGAGGTCTCGTATTTTTGGGTATCCTCATTGAGGGATGCGCTGTAATAGTCGGCGGTCTTGCTCCATGGGCCTCTGTCAACGTAGGTGACGATGGGCTTGCCATGGTAGTCTATCTGTATGATGTCTTGTGTGATGATGCCAGCGGCATATAGGTAGTCTCTGCCCTTGACGAGTGGAAGGTTGAGGGACTGTACCCACTCGGGGACTGTGCCGAAGACCATGCCGTAGTTGTAATCATCCAGTATGGGCTTGGTGACACCTGTGAGCTTGACGATGCGCCCCTCGGTGGAGGAGACATAGAAGCAGCTCTGCAGGGTCTCGTCTGTCTGGTTGCCGAATCGGGCGATGTTCATGAGTTCGCACGGCGGAAAGTTTTGTCCGCCTGGCACCTCGGTGTCGGGGTATAGGGTGACCTCGATGTAGTTTTGGACGGCATTGACGCTGTTGATGCGCATCCATGAGGTGTAATAGCTGGCAGATGTGGACGAGGTGGTGGCTGTGGCTAGGTTGTTGACCATGCCCTTGATGACGTTGTTAACGTGCTGTGCGGTGAAATAGCCCTGGTATTTGGAGCGGAGGTGGAGACCGTAGCAACCTGAGCCTAGGTCATCGACCTGCTCGATGGTGTCGCTCTCGGTGAAGAACTGGTCACCCTCGAAGGCTGAGAGTCTGTTGACTATCAGCTCAAGCACCTGCATGTATGAGCGCACCTTGATGCTCTCGACCTCAGCATTGCCATCGCCGTCGATGGCTGCGCCCTTGCCTGTGGCCATGCCAGAGACAAAACCACCAAACTGTGCACCTTGGTTGAGGTGAGCCACCCCCTCGGAGACAAGCCCCTTTAGGAAGGTGATAAGTCCCATGGCGGCATCGTCATGCTCACGAGAGAGGTATGCACCATTGTCTTGTGAGGCATAGGCTAGGAGGGAGAGGAAGGCATCGCCAATGCGCCTCGCTGTATTGGCACCCTTGGCACGCTCGTCTCTGATGGACTCGAACGCCCTCTGCAGTATCTCTGTATTTATTTTATCTGCCATCGTATTTGTTTATTTTTTCGCAAAGTTACGAAGGAATGGTGCAAATTAAAAATACGTTATAAGGGTGTGCCGAACATCTGCTTGAAGAGGTCTGCCATCAGGCCCTGGTATTCCTCGCCATAGAAATAGCCCTCCATATCGTTCAGTTTCATGATGGATGCATAATACTTCCGGTTGAACCATGGACGCCTCTGTCTGGGTTCGCCCAGATGATGCTGCGCACGGTATTTCGGATCCAGGAACGGGAGATCTCCAGGATTGCCATGGTAATAACCGTTGCCCGTTCCTGCCTCCTGATACAGACCATAGAGCAGGAACTTGTGGGCAATCGTGCGGCTGGAACCTCCGAAGGAAGTAGCCTGCACGCTGTTGAAGAGAGCACCCGTATGGCGGATGCGGTAGTGCATGATTTTCTCCTTCCAGATTTTCACCATCTCTTCTGCCCATCCACGCTCATAAGCATAGATATCTTCCTGAGAGACGGGAGTCTTGACGTTATTCATTCCATTCTTCATTGTTGTATACCAGGTCTAGCGGCTCGCTAACGTCGATATGGAATTCCACGCCAGTAAGCCCGTTAATGAAATATGCACCTATCTCCCGGTTGTCCACCTGGTCGCTCAGCAGATAGGTAAAGTCGCTTTCCCACTTCATCTTGTCGATGATGATACGGCTCAGAAACTGCCGGAAGATCTTTCTGCAGGTGTTCAGCTTCTCCTGGCGGTCGTTCATGTCGTTGAACTTGTATCGCATCAGGATCCACACCGTATAGGTGACAACCTTGCGGAAACTGCCGTCGCCGTTGATGGCCACGTTGCCGTCGTTGGTGTCATCTATGACGATGAAGTTTCTGCCCTTCGACATATTGGCCAGCATTCCCTCGAAAGCCTGTGGTGTAGAGCATGTGGTAGGAATGAAACCCAGCTCGCAGCATAGCTTGTTGCGCTTTGCCAGGTCTCTGAAGTAAGAGAATGCATCGAAGCCCACCTGTACCGATGGGGTATTGATTTCTGTCTTGATCATGATTTATTCAGTTTCTTGTTTAACTCCTCTGCCTCGCGTGCCTTGGCATCCAGTTCGGTGAGTGCCCGCCACACATTGGCTTTTCTGATAGTCTCCTCCTTGGTGATATCCCCGCCCGTGAGTGCCCGGATCTGTGCATTCATCGATGCCTCCATGTCATTTTCTCCTTCGCCTCCTTCAGCTGCAGGCTTGAAGAGATGGGGAAACTTTGTGGAAAAGTTGTGCTTTATCCACATAAACCAGAGGAACACACCCATCAGCTCATAGGTAGAGCACTTGATGTGCGCTGCCTGGTTGCCCTCATTGTCCAGATAGAGATATCGTGCCAGTTCCTTCAGCGGCTCATCGCTCGTCTTGTCCGACTGCAGATACTGCTGGAAGTAGTTGTCCGCACAGATGTAATACTCGAACGGGTAATCGTAGAGCTCCAGGTCTGCTGCCTTGTAGAGTCCGATGGAATCGAGCCTGTTTTCAGCCCCGGTATCTTCAAACACGAAGTCGAATGCCTCGCAGAAGCTCTGCACCTGCCACAGCTCCAGGAAGAATCTCACCTTTCCGCCCTTCTCCGTCTTGGCTTCGCAGAGCCAGCCGTCCTTCTTCTCGTTGAGCACTCTGATGCCGGCAAACCGGGCGAAAAGGTAGGTTCTTACGTGCCACTCCTCCCATCCCTGAGTGAGCAGGATGAGCACATAGCGCAGCTGGTCCTGTGTCAGTTCACTCCAGGAGTGGGGAACGTGAAGGTTCAGTGTTCCGTCATCCTGCAAAGAAGAAGGTCGGGTCGTCAGCTTTGTTCTCATACGCTTGCATGTGATTGGCCTTGTAGGCCGGTGAATCCTTGTATTTTGGGAATTTATCGAGGTTCTCTTCTATGAAGTTGGCTGCTGCAGCATAGGCAAGATCCTTGTATCGAGGGTCGGCAGGAGTCTCTTTAGTAGAAATATGAGCACCGATGAAATGGCACATTTTCACGATGGCGTGCCGATGGAATGGCTCATATTGTGCCTTGCGCTCTTCCTCAAGCAGCTGCTCGATGAGCGAGTCGGAGAACTGCTTGCGCAGCACCAGTTCTGCCATTCCTATCTCGTTGCGGTGGGCTGCCAGGTCGTCGAAGGTGACGAAACCCCGTACAGTCGAGTAAGCCCTCAGCGTCAATGGCGACCAGAAGAAAGAGGCGATGTTGTTGCATGCCTGCACCGTCTCGCTCCAGCCTTCCACCGTGCGCAGGCGGTTCAGCACGCCATGCAGCTGCTGGTCCTGCTTGTAGGTCAGCTCCCTGAGCAGGGCATCCACCCTGGCTTGGGATGCTGGCGATATGTTATCGTTGGAAACGATACCGAAACCGTTGTCGGTCATGATGAGATCGTTGGAACGGAGACGCAGGATGAATGCCTTCAGGATGACGTATGAGCGGACATTGCCCAGTAAAGCGCTGCCTTCAGCACAGGCGGCATCTTCGAAGTCTGAACCGATAACCGTAGCCACCAGGTCGAAATATACGTTCTCCAGTGCAGGCTGCATCTTCGTGAAGACATCTTCAGAAGCAGCTCCCACGAATGGAAGGAGCTGCTCAAACTGTTCTGCGGTAATATTAATCATCTGTCTTGGAATTTGGATTGTTAGACACTTTCTTGGCATCCTTGTTCTCATCAAGGGTCGTGAGCATGATGAGCGGCACATCCGGATAAACCTTCTCCTCCCAGTGGTTGAAGTAGATGATCACCCAGTGAACCGTCTCCATCAGGTCGTGGAATGCCTTCTCTATGCTCTGCTTCAGCGTGAAGAGCTCGCGCTTGTCGGAACCCGAATTGTTGCTCTGACTCTTGCCGGGAGTGGCGCCCACCAGGTTAGGGTGGATGTTGTCGGCATAGCACTGCATGTTGTTGCTCTCGGCGATATCATCACTGTAGTCGCCTCCGTCCTTCGAGGTATCGATGCGGGTGATGCGCACCATCTTTACCTCCTTGCCGTCGGGCGTGGTATAGTAGCCCGCTATCCAGAGCTTGCCGCTGTTCTCTATGCCCGAGATGAAGTCGCGTATCTTCTCCTTTTCGGCAAGCTTGCGCTTCTTCTGTTCCTCCGTACTGGTGATGTGCTCCTCCTTGAAGATGCCGCGCCAGTAGTCGTTGTGTATCTCTACCAGGTAGGGGATGGTGGCGTGGTTCTTCAGCTTCGCCATCTTGCCGATGGCGATGAGACGGGAGATGTCATACCATTTGTCCCTGAAGATGGCGGAGTAGTAGGGCACGGGATAGTACTGGCAGCCCGGGGTAGGGAAGCGGGTAACGATGGCGAAGACCCTGTCCTTGCATCCCGGTTGCCCCGACTGTCTTGCCTTCACCTTGCCGTTCTGGCCGTCCAGCCCCATGCGCTTCTGCAGGTCGCCCAGCGGATCCAGCTCGTCGAGCAGCGGCAGCACCTCTATGTTGGCTGGCACAGTGGCATTTCTCCAGTTGGCATAGAGCACATATTCCGAGCGTCCGTTCACGCTCTTGGTAAACCGGCAGTAGCACGCCTCCTTGTGTCTTACCGCCACAATCTTGTCGCCCTTCTTGTTGAGCACGATGGCAGATACGCAGAAGAAGAAATACTTCATGTCGGTAATCTGTTCCAGGAAGAAGCGGCTCATCGAGTTGTGCATCCTGAAGAGGTTCACTTCCCGGTCCTTGCTCGGAAGCTTGGTCTCCACGTCGTTGTACTGGAAGCCCATTCCATAGCAGGTGAGCACGTTGAAGAGTTTGTTCTGAGCCATCACGCTGCTCCTGCCAATGTTGCTGATCAGTTTGTAGGGCAGCTGGTTCTCGTAGCCGAAGGGTACATAGGTATATTCCTTTCCCCCGACTTCCACGCTGACGATAGGCGTGGTACCATCATCATCGAAGACTGTGGACGACTCCGTGAAACCGCTCGTGGGCGATGATGTCTGATAATCCATCACCTCGCCCATGGTGGCATAGGTGATGTCTATGTTGTTGCTGTTGTTGTTGCTTGCCATAATTATTATAAGTATATTGGATGGTCATTGTATCTGAAGATGAAGATATCCCTCACCTTGCGTATCTGGTGGTTGACGGGATTGTAGAGGTTGTGGGTGCCCTGTTGCCATGAGGAACTCTTGACGAGCCAGCCCCTATAGTTGATGATGGAACCATCGCCAGCCTTCCAACAGTCTAGGTCAACGGGCGTGCGGTCGATGCGCGAGATGTCGAGGGCACGGCGCAGCTCGTTGATGTGGATGGCCTTGGCGGTCTTGTTGTCTGTGTTGTTTGCCATATCTGAAGGAGTTTTGTTTAATTGAACGTGTCATCGAAGGAAGCATCGAAGATCTTGCCTGACGAGGTGTCGATGTTTTTGAACACGACATTCTGGATGCGCTGAGAGTACTGGTATGAGAAGGTGAACTCAGCGAGGTCGTCAGCCTCGTTGGTGCGCTCGCTCTTGGAGTCTGTGAGGGTGATTTGCTTATCCTGGGCATAGTCACGGAACAGGTAAACCTCATCGGAGCGCAGCAGGTCTTCGGCGAAGTGTGCCATGGATGGTGGGATGATGCCCGTGTCGCCCTCGAAAGTGCGTGTCTCTTTGACTTGGTAATTTATCTTTTTGCCCCCGATGACGGCACTCTTGCGCTCGAAAATCGGTGCGATTTTCTTCTTGCCCAGGCAATAGAAAATCTCTTGGCAGCCGAAGCTGTTGGTGAAGAGGAGCACTGGGTCGGCAATGGAGCCTGTGTGGTCAATCTGATATTGCTGGGTGCGGTCGCCCACGGTGACGGTGTAGGCGAAGAGGTCGCCCTCTGATGCGTCGCAGTATCGGTCTGGTGAGACATCGAATGAGGTGATGCCGTTGGCGGTGTGGGTAGGTGTGGCTGAGGATGGAACCTGAACGGTGGTGACCTGGTTGTCTTTGAAGAACTGTGCCACCACGGTAGGGGTGGAGCTGTTGATGCCAGCGGCATGGAGATATTCACGATGCCCCAGTCGAGTGAGCTTGGTGCCATCGAGGAGGGTGAGGAAGTATCGGTCTATGAATGATGAGCACGACATGTCGATGTCAACGGTGGCGTAGTAGGCGGTGATGGCACCGCTCGACCATGTGGCGATATCGCTCTCGCCCTGGTGCTCTGTGATGTCGATGGTGAAGGAAGCTGTCACTGTAGGTCGCACGGCATCGGCGATGAGTGTGCCGAGGTCGTAGATGGTGATGGAGCCAGAGACTGGGTAGTAGGTCTCGCTGAGCAGCTCCATGCCGTTGCACTTGATGGTGACGGTAGCGGTGTCGCCCGATATCTTAAATGTAAAGGTATCGAGCGACGATGTAAACAATGGCGAAGTTGGTTTTGTTGCAGTGATCATATTGTTGTCTCATTAAAACACTGCAAAGTTAGGAAGGAAAGGAGGAAAATAAAAATACCCGATAGTCTCGCGACTACCGGGTACTGGGGGATAGAGCTGCCATGCCATGTGCCTAAGGCCCCATCCGTCGTTTTATTGTTTACTAAAAATGAAAAAAAATGATCTTGTTGTTTAGAAGGGGGCATCTCGCTGCAGGTGCCAGGTGAGACCGCCGCCCTCGACATTTACCATGTCATAGCCATGCGAGTTCATGTACTTTGTGATGGTAGAGATAGAGATTGTCACCATATCGGAGAGTGCCTCTTGTATCTCTCGTGAGGTCTTGAACTCTTGTGGATCAACCTCATCGTCTGGGTCGTATGGCTTGTAGTCGATGAGATATTGACCTAGGGCTTGCTCCACTAGATTATCCTCAGTCTCCTTGTCTGGCTCTGGTGGAGGTGGTGGGGCTTGGTATGTGCCGAAGCCTATGATGTGCTTGCGCTCTTTCATGCCACACCTCCTCTCTGCTTGAGTGCGATGTTGATGGTTTGGAAGAGGTTGCCCATGCGCTTGAATGTGTTGAGCAAGAGTAGCACCTTGTCTGCTCCGCCGAAGTCTTCGACGCAGTTGGTGACGAACTCATCGGAGACGAGGCGGTCTTGTATGTAGCCGAGGTTCTCGATGAAGTTTTCGAGTTGACTGGTATCCATCATTTTTACCAACGCATTCCAGACATCTGCTGTCATGTGGAGGTTGGTATCTATTGGAGTGTTGTTATTCTCTTTCATAATCTTTACTTTGCTAAATTACCATTAAGTTGGTTGTATTTTGCCAAGGTCATGCGGTATGGCTTGGCATAAAGAAGTTGAGAGTGATATGGAATGGTGTAGTAACGATTGTCAAACCATCTCACGATAGTGCAATCCTTATCATCATAGATGATGGTCTTAGCCACTATCTTGTCATTACCATTGCGAAAAGCCAATATAGTTTTTGCAGCATTGATTCGTCTGCCTTCAGAGGCGAAGAAATACAGGCGACGTACTTCTTTGCGTGATATGTGGTGAGCACGGCTGTATGATTTTATCTCCATCACATCACCTCCCCTCCTGCTATGAATCCACTCAATGCCACGAATGCCATCAGGGCGACGAAGCCCACCACGGTGGCCAATACCTCACCATAGGTCACGGTCTCCTCGCAAAGGCAGGAGAAGGTCTCGCTCTTGGTCTTGGCGAGCTTCTTGATTTCACACTTGAGGGTATTGATACCCTCCTCAACGCTGATGCCTGCAGGTCTTACCTGCGCATCACTTAATAAAATTGAATTCTGCATAATTGCCATCTTATAAGCATTATAGACCGACCTTGATGTATAAATACAATGGTGGCGGTCACATTCACCGCTGCTTATAAGATGGTAGCTTTCCCAGCGAAGGGCAAGTATCTTACGGATCATGCAACCGCCATATTGAAAAGACCTTTTTCCCGCTGCCGGGAAAATGATACTTTATAGGCATAAAAAAAGCCCACGGCGTGAAGCCTAGGCGAAACAGTCGCCATCGCTGAGTAGATTACTACTATCTTATAAGCGATGGCAAAAGTACGAAGAATATTTGGAACCGCCAAAAAAAAAGCGAGAAATTTTCATTCCTCGCTCATTTTTCTATTCAAAACATGCTTAATAACATATTATTGCTCATCTTTGGTAATCAGACCCTCTCGAATCTCAGAATCATTCTTCACTCTCTTCACCAGAACATAGTGTAGAACAGCCCTGCCGGCACCCTCTGTTACATAATATGTCTTGTCAAGTATCCAACCTTTCTTAGCCATATAATTCACGGCTGCCATGACGGTATTGAACTTGATCTGTTTGCCATCCTCACCATATAAGCTCTCGAAGGAACCTCCACCATTGGAGACTGCGCCCATATCAAGCATGACCTTCACTTTGCCGACACCCCAGAAGTTATATGCCTTGAGGTCGCAATAAACCGGATACTTACCATCCTCAGACTGGATGGTGCTCTGCGCTTTAGCGCCAATAGCCATAAAAATGATGGCTAAAATTAGAATAATTTTCTTCATAACTGCAATTAATTGAATAAATTCCGGTGCAAAAGTAATAATATAATTTGAAAATGAGGAATGAAAAGGAATGAAAAGGAATAAAAACGGAAAGAAAACGGAAAGAAACCGGAATGAATCGGAATCATATCCAGGAATGACCGGAAATGACTGCGAAAACGACCGAAAATGACCGGAAACGACCGCAGGATCTCCCTTCTGTTCTGCTACTTCGAGGATTGGATTCCTCGGAAATTCCCCGATTTTCCCCGCATTTTCCTCGATTTTCCGTGCATATTCCGCAAAAAAAATACCCCCGGTACATTGAGTATCGAGGGTTTGTTATGCTTATTTCTGGAAATATACCTTAAGTGGTAGTGAGTTCTCTACGTCGCCGATTTTGAACGAAAACTTATAATTACCTTCAGCCGGGAACTGCAGGTCAGTAAACTCGAAGATGAAGTTACTAAAGAGATACTCATCAGAAGGGCGCGGCTCAATCTTGGAATTGATGGGCTGGCCAAGAATCATCTTGCCAGTGCTCATCTCTGTAACCTCTGCCGAGAACTCTTGCTGAAGTTTGCTTTCCTCGCTGTTCATCTTAACTCTCGCTACCATGAAGAGGTTGCTCTTAGGCAGCGGTGCTTTTCTTACCACATAGTGGTCAAAAGTGCCCACGATGGTAAGTTTGCCGTCATTATCTTGTGCAAAGTCACACAATGCAAGAATATCTATGTTCATTTTATATGTCCTTTAATGTTAGACTCGATAGCCGAGTGTTTGAAAAGTTTTTTATAATTGTCGAATGAATATTTGAGTTTGCTCACCGTGCGCTTGTTTGTGCTCACTAGGTTGGCTCCATGTCTGCCAGAGATGCCCTCCTTGGTATTGAACTTCAGAGAATTTCTTTTGGAGTCAACCCAAAGCCTGATGGCATCGCCTTGTACCTTGTCACCCACATTGCCATGGACGTTGAGATCTTCTCGTATTTTCTTGTCCTCTTCGTTGAGCTCAAGAGCTTCGGTGATTTCTACGGAACTATTTCGGTCTAGTTCGTATAATGTCATCTTTTTGCCCGTGATAGGATCCTCTTTGAGTCCCTTCCACTCAGCCCTTCTGGCAATGACATCAGCTTTTTTGCCCTCTATGATTTCACCTTCTTTGATATATATAGCCATTATTGGAGACTTTTTTGCATTGATTTTTCACTGAAAGAGAATACCTCAGCCATATCATCAGGCGAGGTGATGCTCATGAGCGATGGGCTGACCTCAAGAGCCACCTCAATGTCTTCAATGGAAGCATCTTTATCTTGTTTGATGATGTACTTATCCTCATGCTCTTCAATCTCTTTATCAAACTCTTCTTCGGTAATATTGCCGTCAAGCATTTCGCAATATAGTTTGAAGTAGTTGCGCTCACGTGTGCGGTTGTTAACGGCACGAGTCATCAACTCCTTGAGTCTGTCGGCAGTACTGATGTTGAAAAAGTTAGCCTTATTGGTAACACCAGCGAATGCAACCTTGCCAGTACCTTTGTCTTGTATAGCCACAACAGGGCTGCCATCAGTTTGGTATGTTGTATATATAGTCGTTGTATTGCTCATAATTCACATCCTGTTTATATTAACACGGTGCAAAGATACGGCTATTTTTTGTAAATCGCAAATTTAATGATAAATTTAACAACAAAAATTGCAATAAAGATTGGAAAATGGTATATAAAGAATGCTCGACCGCTTTTTGGCTCTTGCCAGACACTTTCGCCGCAGGCGAAAATTTTTGGAAAATGAGGGGGAAGGTTTTAGCCTTCCCCTTACCTTATTATATATATATTATAGCTTTCCTTTGTCGTGGTAGCTGTAGAAGCCATCCTCAGCCAAGATGATATGGTCCATCAAGAAAAGTCTCATCACCTCGCACGCCTTGGCTATCTTCTGCGTGAGCATATCGTCCGCCTTGCTCGGCTGCGTGCTGTTCGATGGGTGGTTGTGTGCCACGGCGATGATGGTTGCATTGTTGAGCACGGCTTCTTTCATTATCAGTCGAACGTCCACCGCTGTCTCGGTGATGCCTCCCTCGCTGAGTTTGGTGCACTTTATCAGCCTAAAGTTTTGGTTCATCAGCACTACCCAAAAGCCCTCTGTCTCATTGCAGCCTATCATTGGGCGAAGATAGTTGTAGAGTGCCAGGCTGCTGCCTAGGTCGGTGTTTTTCGCTACCTTTTCCATTTGGTAGCGTCTGCCTAGCTCGATGGCTGCCTGTAGGGCTATCGCCTTGCAGTCTCCCACACCTTGCACAACCTCTAGTTCCTCTAGTCTTGCCTTTTTGATGTTCTTGAGTGAGCCTTGCATGACGTTGTAAATCTGCCTAGCTTGCTCCATGCTCTCACGTGTGCCTGCTCCTCTGTTGAGTACCAACGAGATGAGTTCCACGTTGGTGAGTGTCTCGAAGCCTTGGTTATAGGCTCTGTACTGTGGTCTTTCCTCCATGCAGAGGTCTTTATAATTTTGTCGCATATCGTTTATATTTTGATTAGTTATACATTCTTTTTGTTCTTGCCAGGAACATGGCACCCATGACCTGTGCTCCACATTCAGCGAGTTGGCTTGCAAACTCGTTGGCGGTTGCTCCGCTTGTGATGACATCGTCGAAGATGATGACTTTCTTTCCCTTGAAGTAGTCTCTGTCGAGTCTCACGCAGTAGCCGAAGCTCTCGCAAACACGGTCTGTCGTGAGGTGCTTTGCCGTGCGCTCACCATAGATGGAAATGTGCTCGTTGCCGTTCTGTACCCTTGCACCCTTGCTCACCATTTGAGCGAAGCGGTTGAAACGCTTGCAGTACTTCTTGTTGTTGGCAGCTGGAGCGCACACCAAAACAAAGTCGCTCGCTTTATCGCCATAGGTATCTACGAAACTATTTACCACCATGTCGGCAGCATAGTCTGTTGCCCACTGCTTGCCATCCTTGAAGGCAAAGATGAAGTTTCTCACTTGCTCTGCTTGTGCTGAGCGGTCGAAACGCTTGGAGCTGTACTCGTAATAATTGAAAGTTTTCATACGCTTAAAATTTTTATTCTAGCCAGAGGGAGGAAGGAGCTTTTTTATTTGAACTCGTCTTTGCCTGCCCGTCTGAGAGTTTTTTTTATTCTGTCCGTCGGTCGTTTTTGTCGCTTTTTACGGTGCGATGCAGACGAGCGGAGAAGAGGTATGAAAGCCAAGGAATTTTGCAAAAAGTTTATGGAAAACCGTCATCTCTGATTGCGGAAGGCTGCCGAAAAGTTTTTGGAAAATAGATTTATCGGTACTTGGTGCATGCCGTCCGCCGTACCTTTGCACCCGAAAAAGAGATAATGACCGATGGATAACCGATAAAGGGAAAAGCTCTCGGACAGGAAAAGCGGGCAAAGAAAAGGCTCTGCCTTACCTTGGTGGTTAAGCCTTAGCGACGTTTGAGCGCCATCACGGTCACTACCGCTTGAAAATTCGCAAATTTTAACCATAGCGTATGAAATGAAAGATGGAAAATTTGCGTCATCAAAAACACCATGTTTTTCAGACTTTAGGAGGAAAAACATACCTTGGAGCGATGAAATCGCAGCATTTGGCATGCTTCGACCCCGAGGTTGAAGATGCCGAATGTGTCGTTTTGCGACAGGTTTTCCACACCCACGGATTGGAAAACCCCGATTTTATCGTGGTTTTAGGGATTCAAAGGGAAAATAATTCCCCTTTGTCGGCGATAGCACCCCCCACTGCCCTACGCCCGAGGGCGCTTCCTGCCTCCTTGGAAAAGACGGAATATGTAAAAGACCGTTAAAGAATTTGCAAGAATGTAAAACGTGTTTTTCATGTGGAGATAGTCACGGAAGGACACGAAAAAAGGGAGCACGCTTCACAGCGCACTCCCCTCATCGGCGGTCAAGCAAGAATGCCAGCCACCATGTTATTTATCTAATAAGTAAATCGGTCAGAGTATCAGAGCATGGAGCCACAGGAGACGTAGCCATCAGCCTGTGGGAACTTCTCGATGCCAATCATCAGAGAGTCGAAGGCATCGGAGCCATCGGTGCGAGCCTCCAGCTTGTCCTCTTCGGTCTCTGCCAGCTTTTCGCCTCGCTTATCCTTCTTGCCATTGTAGACACCAGCGAGTCGGATGGATAGGAGCATGTCCTCGTTGTTCTCATCATTGATCATGGCACGGTGGTCAGCCTTGCCCAGAAACATGCGGTTAATGAGCAGCATTTTTTCTATATGCCCCATCGGGTTGCCCAGATAGACCTCGTTGACATACCAACCATGGTCGGTGAGATAGTTGGTGATGAAGGTGTGAAAGTCATCATTCATCAGGGCGTAGTTGTTGCCCACGAAGGTGGAGTCATAGTAGAAGTTGACCTCTTTGCAGCGATGATATGCATAGTAAGCCATGAACTTGTCGAGCAGGGTGGGCAGCTTCTCCTCATACTTGACAAAGATGCTCTTGAGCAAGCGTGCCTCTCCACGCAGGTTGTCTTGGCCAATGGCTATCCAGTTGATGAGGGCGTTGGCATCGAAGGCGATACAGAGCGGTCGGTCTGGGTCAACGTCAGCATCCATTCTTGAATCAACGTGCTGCAGCTTTTCCACATCATACTCCAGGCCATCGAGGTAGTCGAGGTTTGGAGCAGAGTAGAGGTTGACATCCCTGAGGTTGGAATAGAAGCCATCGAGCGAGATGGAAGGTCGCTTGCACATGATGGAGGTCTGGAAGGTGAGGGCTGGTAGGTCACGCTTCATCTGCTTGATGAACTCCATGCCCAGCACCTCTACATTATAGACAGAAGAGTACTCCTTGTAAAAGAGAGCCTTGGAACGCAGTTGTGCCAGGAGTAGCCCAATCTCTTTGAGTCTGCGCTTGGCATATAGGCTGATGTGGCCAGAGGTCTTGATGCGGTTGCGTATGTCATACTCCTCGACCACGAGTGATGATATCGCCTCTATGAGGTGAGGGTCGCAGTCTTTTTTATAGTTGAGGAACCAGGAGCCTTTTTTAGTCATGGGCATATCTGAAGTAATGAGCATGCCATGGTGATAGTAGTGTTGGCCAAAGAGGTTGACATTGCCTCGGTTGGCAGGGAAAGTCTCGTCTTTGAGCTGCTCGAAGTCGATGAACTTAGCCTCGTCGATGTCGAGGTAGTCGAGCGAGAGGGAGTTTGACGTGCCCTTGCGGTCTTGTGAGATGATGGTGCCGATGGAGCCGTTGTAGAACGATATGGTGTTCTCCCAGTTGGAAGGAGGGATGACAGGATCGGGCCACCCCAGCTTTTTGGGCGGTTTGATGCCGATGACATAGTGCTTGCCACGGTGGAAGCCCCATCGCTCCCAGTGCTGTAGCATGGACGGTATGGTGTTGGTGAGGCATCGCTTGGTGTTGGCGGAGACGAAGCCGCCATTGCTGCCAGGCATGCGCTGCATGTTGCGCAGGTTGAAGGTGGCATGGAGAATGCTCTTGCCGATGCCTCGACCGCCCACGACCACGTTGTCGCGAGCGGAGATGAGGTTGACCTCTTGTTGCGCCGGGTTGAAGTATTGCTCTATCATGTTGTGCCCTCCTCTTGTTTGATTTCCTCTGTAGGTGTATACTCCAGCAGCTGCTCGTCATAGTCTTCGCTCTCGATCTTGATGAGATCCATGGAGTTGTCGGTGTATTTTTTGATGAGCTTCTTGATGGTGCCCATCACGTTAGGTATGCGCTTGAGACCGAGATGGCGAGGGTCTGAAGTAGGTATGAAGACCTGAGGCTGTATCTGGTCATAGCCGTTATCGACAGGATCCTCTTTGTCGAGCAGGTGATATTTGCCGTATGCGGCGGCAGCTGCAGCCATGGCTCTGGCATCGCCCATATTGTCTGCCTTCTCGTAGGTGCGCTGAATCATCTGGTCGAAGCGGTACCGGGCAAAGTCCTTGGAAACCTTCTGCAGGTTGCCCAGTATGAGCTTGATGAGGTGCAGGTCATTATAAGCCATCATGCGCTGCACCTTGTAGTCCTGCATATCCTTGAAGACAAGTTCCTGGTCTGTCTTGCGTGGATTGATGAGCCACCAGGCATAAAGAGCCCGGATGCGCAGAATGCGGTCGCGCACGGGTGCGGGAACATTCTGTGCATCCATCTCTTCGGGTGTGCGGTCCATCAGGTCGATGATGGCATCGATGTTGGCTGGTTCTCTCATATCTTGATCTCCTCTATCATTTTATTCAGATATTCATGTGTGCGCTGTACGGCTTGAGGTGAGCCGGCTGCAGCCAGCTCCAGCTCATTCCTGCGAATCTGCTGCCTGACTTTTGCCATGCCCAGATAATAGACGCGCCGGAGCTCTGATGCAGGGTCGAGAATCTCTTCACGCAGAACATCCTCCTTAATATCCAAAAGGACGGACATCTCCGAAATCGGAGTCAGGTTCTCTGCCAGCTCTTGCACTTTGTTGAGTAACTCCTGAGTAATTTCCATTGATTCTTAAGCTTTGATTGTCACAATGACTGGTATATCCATTGAACAGGTCGGCAAAGACCTGTGGTTCCGTGGTGATGATGGTACTCTCGTCACGGCTGCCGTATGTCTGGTTTTGGGACGTGACGACCGAAACAACATGCTGATCATTCCGGAAAAGCGTCACCTTGGAATGGTTCTCGCCCAGATAGACATCATCGAAGCATGCCGACATAAGCCGCCACAGGTGTACGGTCTTCTTGCTTGCCTTCACATCCAGCAGCATCTTTGCCGACGAGATGCTGCCCGAATCCCGCATCAGGCGGAAACCTCTGAGGAACTCCTCGGAGGTAGAGTAGGAAGACACCCACACATCAGCAGGACCAATCTGTGAAAGGATCCACTTGATGAGTCCGAGTGTGTGCAGGTGCCGTCCGAAGTATGCCTGTGTCTTCACCTCATCGATGGGCTTGAGTATATCGGCAACTTTAACCCTGGCTGGCATTTTCGGCGAGTCTGGCTTTAGCTACACGGTCACGGTCGGCACGTGTCACCTGGTATGAGTCGTAGGTGAGCATATCGGCACGATACTTCTTGTCGAGATCCGAAAGAATCTTCAGATGCTCGTATCGGTCGCATGGTTCCTTGTCTTCCATCGCCTTGAGCGTCTCGAAGGTAGATTTGATTTCCTTGTATCGCTTGGCGTTGATATCCCAGAGGTCGGCTACTTCCTTGGGCAGGAAATCGTGATCCTTGCGCTTGCCCTTACGGATAACAGCCACTCCATCGCTATCCGAGGACGGGAGTTCTGTATCATCGGTAGAGGCATTTTCCTCGATGGAATCGCCGTTTTTCTCCGATTTTCCCTGATTTTCTCCGTTATTCTCTGCTTTTCCTTCGGCAATGATAGCCTGGGCTTCAGGAATCACGATATCGTTCATCTTCCTGACCTCCTCGATGGTCATGTTGTCGAGACGGATCTTGAGGAACTTATTCAGTTCATACTCTATGTTGGTGCGGTATGCTTGGGGCTGTCGGGTTGCTCGGACATGATAGAACCGGTTTCGGTTGAGACGGAAGAGCATATCTGCTCCCTTGATGATTTCTGCATCCGATTCGTGCTTGGAGTTGAGCCACTCCTGCATCTGTCTGGTAAATTGATGATCCATATTCAATATATAATAAGGTGAAAACAAACAAAGGCGGCTCAGGCACGAAGCGAGAGCCACCTAAGCAAATCAGTATGTGTAGTTATGTAAATTTGGGCAAATTTTACGCGTGATCGGTTGCTTCCCAAGCAGAGCCATCGCTGCCCTTGATATCACCTTCATCTGTCTCAAGCTTGCCATCATAGTATGGAGCAGGGCAGAAATCGGTAGCCTCTACGCTGAGAGTTGAGGTTTTTGAGTCGGTAGCTCCGGCGCCGCTGTTCTGGGCAAATGTGGTCTTCACCGGGAACATCTCGTTACCGAGAATGCGGAAGCGGCCATTAGGATCCTGCTGGGCATAGACCAGTTCGTCATTGATCGCCATACGGCCGAAACCGGTAATATCGGCATCAGTGCCGCCGATGATATACTCTGCCTTGTTGAGGAAGGTAGCTGATGGAGCTTCGCCCTGAGTCTCCGTGGTGATGGAAGACTTGAGTGCTACGAGGTCAACTGCGTGCCACTTGGCATCAGCGGCAAGAGTGAAGTCACCCTTATAGGTGGCGAGTTCCTCCAGTCCCTTGGTGGTATCGCCAGGATCTGGAAGCTTTGGCCATGCAAGAATCTGCGAAAGCGGGATGGCCAGGAACTTCGGCTTAATGCCGGGACGAATAATCGTACCCGGACATTTGCGCACAGATTTATATAAATCTTTGTTAGTACATGCCATATTTTAATCTCCTATACCCGTTGGCGGAATTAATTTAGCGCATACTTAACCCTGCCAATCGGTCTGTTGT